CAAGTATTCCAAGGATAAGCTCACTGGCAATCCTGACCTTACCAAGTCGCCTACTCTTCGCGTGAAGCTTCCTCTTTGGGAGGGCGTCTGGAAGTGCCTGATTTGCGACGAGGATGGCAAGAAGTTGTTCCCTGGTGAGGCAACTAAGACTCCTCTTGACTTTATCAAGAAGGGAACTCAGGTTGCAGTCATCATGCAGTGCGGCGGCATTTGGTTTGCTAATGGAAAGTTTGGCGTGACTTGGAAGCTAGCTCAGGCTGTTGTGCAGCGCCCCAAGGGATCTCTTCTTGACGAGTGCTTGATTAAGCTCAAGCCTGCTGACAAGGCTCGCTTGGCGGCGGCTCCTGCTCCTGATGCGGATGACGATGAGCCTGTTTCCAGCACAGTTGTTGCTGACTCTGACGAGGAGGACGAGGAGGAGGACGAGCCTGTTGCAGCTCCTGTTGTTGTAGCTCCCCCTCCGGCTCCTGTTGAGGTGAAGAAGGAGGTTGCCGCTGCTCTTGAGGAGCCCAAGAAGAAGAAGGTTGTCAAGAAGAAGGTTGCTGAGCCTTAAACAAACAACAACTAAAAAACAATAAAAAAATAAAAATTAGATAGTAGTTTATAGCATGTAACACGTATTAAATAAAACCCTTTTTTATTTTTCATTTTTACTTAAAAAATGAAAAACTTATATTATATTATATTATATTATTGTCGGCGTCTATGCTTTCTAGTGCGCTTTGATATTTTTCTGCGCTTATTTGATTTTCTTGTTTTCTTCGTTTTTTTTACTTTTTTTGTTCTTCTTATTTTTCCACCCATAATAGTGCACTGACCCTTTTTATCGCATTTTTTTGTTATGCGTCCCAAAACTTTTTCGCTTCCTTCTCTCGTCAATGTATCATGTCGCAATGCAGCTTTTCCTGGAATTTGTCCTCTAAATGCTTCGCCAGACATTGTATGCGAAATTATACTAGCATCTTCCAAGGGTCTGCACAATGGATCATAGATTTGCAAGTGTTGTATTCTAAGAAGATACCCCAACATTATTAATTCACTCAAAAACAAATCCGGTTCAGTTTTTGAAAATATTTTATTAGTTATTAATCTAAAAGCAATGTCCTCTTTTGTCGTTCTCTGAACACCTAAAACTCCATAAAAATAAGCTTCTAATCTTGCTCTAGCCTCAGGAAATTGTATGTTATTTATATCAAACTCTCTACTATTTGGTAAAGGATTTCTTTTTGGTCCCCATCTAGATTCAGAAACAGGTAAAACTAAATCAGGTATTTCAAGTCCTATTGCATCCCTCATATCAATTAAATGCAACCCTTCTCTCGCTCTAAAATTTGGATCTTCTCCCTCGTTTGGTCTTAATTGATAATGTCTATCCGCGCTATCAGGTTTTACTTTTTTTGTTACCCAAATTTCTTCCAGTTGCATTAATCTTGTTATATCCGCTTGCCAAGTTCCTCTTGAACTTAATTGAAATTCACCACCTGGTCCCCATATTTCCATAAAATTTGCTCTTAATTGTTGCTTTACAATATAGTCTAATATATCTAACATATCAGGCGTTACTGGCGCGCCACGTATATATTGATCAAATAACTGGTATATATTTCTCACAATTTGAACATCTACTTCAGAAGTGGTTAATCCAGCCCATCGTTCATTATCTTCCAACGGCACTTGCATTGGAGCCGAAGGACCTGGCAAACCCATCGCCATTGTTAAAGAAACATTGTTTGTTATATACTTTGATAATTTTGCTCGTTCATCCGCAAAATCTTCAAATGCAGTTAACATTTCATCTATAATTGTTGATCTCATTTTAACATCTAAATCGCTTCCGTGTCCTGTCATAACCCAACAACCAGACGTTGTTGGTCGTCCTTCAGGAACTAATGGAAAAACTTGCTGAAATACTGCGATTAATTCTCTATTTGATAGGTTGGGTCTTTGCAATTCGGCTTTAATGCCTTCAATCATTTCTGGTTCTGCCATTTTAATGTTTAACTATATTATTCCAATATTATTTTTATAATTATATCAGCCTTTTCATCTATGTTATAAATGTCCGCATCTAATATTTTTGAGATTCCCTTTTTTCTTAAAACATGTGTTTGAACTGGTCTTAGAAATAGTTGATCCAAAGGGAGTTCAAACGAATTATTCCCAACTTTTATGGTTCTTATCTTCTCATTCAAGAGAGAAAAAGTAATTGGAATACGTTCAGTTATTACTAAATTGTTGTCCTCATCTATCTCAACATTTTCAGGCAAATCTGGATTACATTTTACTATTATATCCGAGTCAAAATACATCTCACTATGCCACAGTGGAACAAAATAAAGCTTGCTATCTATTTCTAGTTTATAAACGTTGTTCTGGAATAAATCATTTATGCTCGGATTTAATACATAAATCTGCATGTCCTTGAACTTGTTTAGCAATATTTCTCTCACCTTATCCAAAGTATTATCAGTTAAACGCAGTAATGCCTTGTATTTGACAAGGAAATTGTAGACTGCAAGAGATTGCTCCTTGTTCATATCTTCAAACAGTTTCAACGAAATCTCTTTGCAACCGCTCACAATATCCTTCACAATGTTTGAGAGAAATTCATTGTATTTACCTTTCAGAACACCATCAACAAATAAATGCAAAATTGCTGTATAACCTGCATTCAAACTGACGTCTTCTTCACCTAGTTCACTGCAATTGTTTATAAAACTTATTTCTCTCTTCAAGACTTCATAAGCACATTGAATTCTTTGAAAATGTTGGGTTGAGGTGGGAGTGTTACCGTTCTTATCAGGATGATTCTGCAGAGCCAATTTGTGATATCGTTTCTTTAATGATTCTTGTGATAAATTTGAAACGTTTTCAATTTCAAATATATGTAATGCTTCCTGTAGGTCCATTAATTAGTATTTTAACTTGTTTAATATCTAAGTTGTAAATAGTGCAAGATAATTTTACAGTATAATATTTATTCTAAAAAGAATGAATCAAGCTAGCAATATAAAACATCAAGTTCTCCACGTGATAAATCGGTCTGTAATTATTGTTATAGTATTGGAAAAATGTATATGTTTTTATAAGCAGCCCAGAAATATCCTTATCCTTAATCCGTTTTTGCGAAATCATTGTTGAAATAATATACCACACACATTCTGTAATATCCAAGTTATAAATAAATATGTCGTATAAAAGATCCCTGAACTTCAAAAACTTTAGTTCTTGTATTTTAATAATAGAATCAACAATCTTATCGCAAATTATCTTGTGAGGAACCATTAAAGGATCAAGAACATTGCTAATATTTTTTATATTTGCAATATTCTCCAACTTCATCGTTGTCGGTAGTTTATTTTTAATGCATTTTGCGTAAAGAGACTTGGTTGGTCTGGGAATATTTATAATTTCACAGCAATTTAATATATTGTCTGGAATAAAACTGATTTTCTCGGTGATTAATATAAACTTTAAATTAATCGCGCTTGCATTATTCTGCTGCATATAACTGTAAAAATTTTCTAAGAGCTCGCTGTGTATTTCATGAAAATACTTGCACAATATAATTCCTGACTTTTCTGTTTTTGCTGATATAATATCAATGATTTGCATGTAAATATCATGCCATAAGAGTTTTGAGTTACATCCCAAGAGAGACATGTCAATTTCATAATGTATGTCACTAATCTTGAAAAAATATTGCTGCTTGTTAAACGTTATACTAATCTTCTTCTCATATTTCAATTCAGTTGGACTGTATTTTTTAATAGATTTTAGCATTTGAGTATACTTTCCAACACCTTGAGGTCCATAGAATATCAAGTTTCGCAAACCAGTTATCTTATTGGGGAATTTTTGATATATTTTATTCATTTTTGGGTGTAAGTCTTCCTTTTGATTTGAAACAACGTATTCTTCAAAATGGGTTTCATGGAACTTCATTATATAAACAAATGCAAGAATCTTTATTTGGTTATATTACTTATTTTATTATTTTTGACCGTTTGTATATTATTGGGAATTTTATATTAAACACTTTTTATCATATAAAATCAGTCTAAGATGAACATAGTTAAAACAATTGACCAATATGATGACAATAATATATATTTTTGCGAACCGATTAAAAACAATGTTATGAATGATGGGTTCTTCATCAGAATTTTATATTCAACGCCGTTATTTGTTATTAATGGCATTAATTTATTTATAGCGTTGAACGACGTTGCCATTGATAAATATTACAACAAATACAGATGCAGTTTTAATGCAGTTAATCACAAGCAAATGATTGAAAGCGTAAAAACAATTGAGGAAAATCTATTGAAAAATGTCAACATCAAAAACAAGATTCCACAATTTAAAATCTATGAACAGCTCAAAAACGGTAATATAAAAATTTTTTCTGAAAACATAGAAAAAATTAATAACAATCTATTTATGCTTAAAATATCCGGCATCTGGGAGACTGAATTTCATTATGGGGTCACTTATAAGTTTGTCAAGATTAACCATCCGTAGAAAAATACTTTAATATAATTCCTAAAGTTATTACTACGATGATGTTTATAATTTCTAAAAAGTATAAAACTAATCCTGTTACCTTTCCAATCGCGCCAGTTTCTATAAATCTTTTATCGCGCATGCCATTGTAAAATATAAACATTTGAACCATTAACAAAACAATAAAAATATTCATAAAATTGAAATAACTGCTCGCAACGTTACCATTTGTTATTTGTTTAAAATAATAACTTAACAAGTAAATCATGTAAACTAGGATTCCGATCAAGACGACAAATGGTCCAACGGTTATTAGTTGTGAGATGATGGATGAACCGGTCTGACTTGTATTCATGTTATTCATTAAATAACCCATCAATAAAAGAGTTCCAGTTATGATAAAAGAATAACCAGTAATAGTCCCAGTTAAATTAGACGCCGAAGTAGAACCTATTGTGCATATAATGATAATAATTCCAACGACTATTAATGAATTGTAAATATTTGAATACCAATTAATTGTCATAGTGTGCGCTTATAAATATAGTTTATATTATTTCTCTGAAATTTTGTTATTTAATGCGTCTATTTGATTTTGCAAATCTTTTATTTTTAACAATAAAATTGGCACCATTTCTAAATAATTAACAGATTTGATTGAAACCTCGTCATCGCTCATAGGAACAGAAATAGTAGTTACTAAATTTGGGAAAAGTTTTTCAACGTCTTGAGCTATAAAACCAAAATGTTCTTTTTGTTTTGCATCGTCTTTGTAATTATATTTAACAGGATTTAACAACATCAAGTTGTCCGACAAACTTAAGGACAGATCCGCAATATTATCCTTTAATTGTAAATCGGATGGGTTGTTAATGGAACCACCCACAAATAAATCGCCTTTAATATATACCGTCGCTGTTTGATTTGTTGGCGTTAAAATTAGCTGGTTGTTATTCATAGAATAAATCCATGTGTTTGGAGAAGAACCAATGTTAAAACTTTTAATATAAGCCGATGAATTTGCTTGCTTTCCCCCATAATTAGATTGAGCCATTTTACTATATTATACCAAAATATTTAATATTTAATAACCTAATTGTGTTTATTAAATATTAAAAAAATATCACAATAAAATATAAATGAGTAGATTCAATGTTTCCACAAATCATCCAATAATACCAAATGCTAATGAATACATGTATGAAAGGCAATATGTGTCTATACATTCAGAAGATAGAAATGTTTTGCGCTTCCCAAATTCTGCTGAATTTGAAGTTGAACTTCCACAAGATTATTGCAATGTTCAAGCTGTAAGATTAGAATCTTGGACGTTTCCTGCTAATTATAATACTTTTTCTCTAGCACAAAATAATATTGCTATTGTGTTTGAAATCACAGACCCATATAATCCTGGCGATTGGATGGTTGATAATCCGCTTTTAGCAATTGTGGCAGATGCGTTGTTTGCTTATAAGGGACAACAATTTGTTGCGGTTATTGAAGAAGGATTTTATAATCCATTTCAAATGGCCACTGAACTTACAAACAGACTTAATAATGCGGTGTCTGTATATATTAGCAGTTATATTTCAGAAAGAGAACCTCAATTTTTAACGCAGTTTAATTTAGCAGGAGGATACAATCAATTTGTTGTCGCGTATAATGAGGTCGGACAAAAATTATGGTTTGGCAATAAAAGTTCTAATTTTGTCATACCAAATAACTCAGCTTTATATTTAAATAGTATTTTAAAAGACGCTATATGCTTTAGACAACAATATCCAGACTTTTTAAATTGGGGCTTACCATCTTATTTGGGTTTTACTCGTTGCATTTCTACTACAACTGTTGCTAACAATGGATCTTATCCGAGATTTTTTTATGGAGACGTAATTCCTGGCGATAATGGATTCTGGTTAGTTCCTGATGCCGAACATCTTGGAAATAATGCGGCGATACCTGTTTATTATTTAGAAGCGCCAAATAAAATTAATCTTATGGGAAATGCATATTTCTACATGGAAATTGACGGAATGAACACCATTGATGAACTAATACCTTTTGCTGTTAACAGTTTTACAACTACTACAAATGAAACGTCTTCAGTCGTCAAATCAGCATTTGCTAAAATTGCCGTTACAACAACTCCTATTGCGCAGTGGTTTGATTATAATGCTGGTCCTAGCAAAGTATATAATCCACCTGCAGAGAGAATTAGACGTTTGAAATTAAAGTTGAGATACCACGATGGAGCTCTTGTAGAGTTTGGCAAGTTTGATTTCTCAATACTATTAGAATTTGTATTGTTTAGGCCGCAACAGAGAAGAGATTATAAGATGTTTGTTCCGGAATCTATTGCTAATAATTAAGCCACGCCATATGTGGCTTTCAACCAGTCTGTCATCGTTTTAATGGTGCACGTCTTATAATCGCCTTCAAAACCATCCAATTTTAAGAAGGATGGCTTGGACATTTTTGGTGTTTTAAAGAACACATAGTCACCGTATTTTCCCTTTCTAATATTTATATTATTAGTAATAATTCTTATTATTCCTGATGAGCTTTCTTTTCCTGAATCACCTGATGACGGTTGATCTGTTCTTTCTAAGATTTCCAAGACATCGGTTAGTGCAACGTTTTCCATAGGTCTATTTCCAAAACACGAGAGAGATTTGGAGTTCTGTCCCCATGTTACATACAGACCATACTTGCCTTTCTTCAAAAAAAGAGGTTCTGCTTTGTATGTTCCCAAGTGAATCTGCCCTTGTTTTGCAGTAGCAATTAAGTCCTCTAACTTATATTCTCCGCGTTCCAACTTTTTCATATCTAGCCCTTCTTTAACCGGCAAAAAGGATACATTATTCTTTTTACCAGACTCCATATCATCAATCTTTTTAATAACTGGTCCATGCTTTCCAATAATATAAAAATGTTTATCATCTATTTTGATCTCACACTTTTTCTCATCTACCAATTTTTCACAGCATTTATTAATCTCTTTTAAACAATCCTCGCATAATTTATACCACACCTTTTCGCCTCTACTAATTTTATCCAAATCATCTTCCATATTCTTTGTATAATCGTAATTAAACATCTCCTCAAAGTTCTTATTCAAGAATTCCATTACAATAATTCCAAGTGGTTGAATTACTAATTTGTTCTTCTCTGCTCCAAATTCTCTCGTAGCGTTTGTTTCTGTTAGAGATTCGTCTTCCAATTCAAAGTCTTTGCATGCAACTTGTTTTCCTGGTATGTCGTCCTTCTTAACATATCCGCGCTCTTGGATCTTATCTATCAATGTGGAAAACGTGGAAGGTCTGCCAATTCCATTATCTTCTAAAAGTTGAACCAACTTTGCTTCTGTGTAATGCATCTTGTTATTTTTAAGAGTGACCTTGGATGAAATCTTTTTATAATTAATTATTTGTCCTTGTTTTAATTGCAAAAGATAGTTATATTCCTTGTCCTTGATGGCCGTCTTGGTTTCTTTATTTTTAATTATTTTCCATCCAAGAAAATCCAATAATTCACTTGTCAACGTGTATTTGATTCCTTCAACATCGGTGGAAATTGTGCTTGTAAATGAGAAATACTCTGCCGGAGCCATGCAGCTCTCCATTGTAGTTTCCCAAATCATTTTGTATAACTTTTTCTCTCTTGCACTCATTTCATCAGGAGCATTTTTAACAGCCAACTTGGTAGGTCTGATAGCTTCATGAGCTTCTTGTGGAGGTGGAACATTGGATGTCTTTTTGGTGGTTGTCTTTTTTGGTTTGGGTGGTTCTGTTGTGTTTGCATTAGACAATATGTCTATTTTTGGATTGATAAACTTTTCAAGAGTGTATTCGCTTGTAATAAACTTTTTAATGTCTTCTAAGAAATCTGCGCTATACTTTTTACTATCAGTTCGCATGTAAGTAATATATCCTGCTTCGTATAACGTTTGACAGCATCTCATAGTTTCCTTTGGAGAGATGTGAAGTTCATTGCTTGCGAGTTGTTGGATTCTAGAGGTTGTCAATGGCTCCGGAGGCTGTTTAAACACCCTTTCTGGGCTTGTTCTGGAGTATGCATGAGAGAAATTTACAGACTCTTCCAAGAACTCTGACATTGCGGTTTCATTATCAAACTGCTTGTTCAAGTCAAACGCAATGCATTTGTTAGTAAAAGAACCAGTGGTGTTGTAGACCTTTTGCGCAGGCGACTTGTCAATCTCTTGTTGATTTTCGTATACCAATTTCAGAGCTGGCGTTTGGCATCTACCGGCGCTCAAACTGTTCTCAGAGGTTTTTGAAATGAACTTCCATAACATTGGAGAGACATTATAGCCCACGAGAAGGTCTAGGACTTGCCGCGCTATTTGCGAATTAACCTTCTTCATATCAATGATCTTTGGATGCGCAATGGCCGACTGAATGGCGTTTTCAGTAATCTCATGAAATACAATGCGCTTTGTAGATTCAATTGGGAGACCAAATAGATCGCAAATGTGCCATGCAATAGCTTCTCCTTCACGATCGTCGTCTGATGCAAGTATAACCTCGTCTGCTTTGGCTATTTCTTTCCGAAGAAAATCTACGTGCTTTTGCTTCTTTGCGTCATCAACAACTTCAAACGTGGGTTTAAAATTGTTATCAATGTCAAGATGTTTGAGAGACTTTAATTGGCGCAAATGTCCAAAGCTGGCCAAGCATTTGTATCCTGGACCCAAATATTCTTCTATTTTCTTGCATTTTGCCGGTGATTCCACTATCACAAGACTAGTTGTGGTGGCAAATTTTGACATAATTCAATATATATAATAGTGGATTATGTTTAAGTGGGTTTACTAGAATTTCAGACCATTTTGGTCTTGTAGAAAACAAGTGGCGAGAGAAAAAGCATTTCAAACAAACCCAAATTATTTCTTCTCTTTATCAATGACAACTTCTTTTGCAATGTTGCGAATTATTTTTTCTCTCTTTTTATCGTCGTTTTCCAGTGTAGAACCACCCATAGCTTCTAACAAGATGTTTTGATATTCCATGTGTTTCTTGGTTTCCGTGTCATCTGCCGTTGGGTTTTCTTCTCTCCATTGAGGGAGTTGTTTAATGTTTTTATGCTCAACCTCTTTTATAGCGCGCGTTATTTTTACATTTTCACCATTCTCCTTTTCCCACGCATCTTGGTCTTTCACATATAAAGTTTCTCTCTTCAAGTCGCTACAGTGAATGGGTCTTTTGCATACATCTAACTCTTTGAGGTTCCTCAAAAAGATCTTGCTCATACCCTCAACGTATCCAACTCTGCCAATCATATCCAAATCCGACAATTGAAGTTTAATTTGGTCAACAAAGTCTTTTAGATTGAGGGCGTCTTTGCATTGTTCATTCAAGAAGAATTGTAAATTGAAGTTGTTTGTGTTATTGTTATTGGTTGTGTTGTTGGAATTATTTGTTATGATACTTTTATCCTTGCAAAGTTCAATTATCTGTTTTTGTAGTTCATTATTGCTTTTAAGTAATTCCATAATAAGTTTTTTATCAGATGAAGTATCATCATTTTCAGTTGGTTCGTTTGTCAAATGCAGACACATTTTTTTATGCCTCCACAGCGTAGTTCTACTATTGAAAATTATTCCACAACATACACACACATTGGCGCTTTTTGACGCGAAATTTGTTTCATTTGTTTCATTTTGTTTCATTTTATGTTTATGGGTTAAAATGTGCCGATCCCAATCACATTTCCTTGAGCATGTAAAGTCACAAGTTATACATTCATGTAAATTGACGCTTTTTTGAGTTTTTTTTGTTTCAAAATGTTTCATATATATGAAACAGAAAAAACGCCTAAATTCTTTTCTCCAAAAATATTAAATTTTATCATCCTATATTTTGCGTTATTTTTTTGGTGAACCAGACCTAAATGCTCAGACATGTAAGTTTTTGAGCCTTTTTTCATAAAATATTTTGATTTTTGAAAATTGGACATTTTTTTTGTCCATTTTTGATTTTTGGAAATACTTTTGACCCTCGAAATCTACCATGTTTCTTTAAGTTCGCTTTTTGGAATAATATATTATTCTTGGCATTTTTTCATTCGGATTTGTTAGGATTTTATGTTTACATGTGAAATAATGCAAACTGATTTTACTTATTTATATCATTTAAGGTAACAGTCAATACAACAAAAAATATGGCATTTTTTGGCATTTTTTTATTAGGCATTATTAGGCTAAATACACTAACAGAAAAAATGCCAAAATTTTTAATTCACTTTTTGGAATAATATATTATTCTTGGCGTTTTTTTCATTCGGATTTGTTAGGATTTTATGTTTATATGTCAATAAATTGCATCTGAAATTAATTTGTTTACATCATTTAAGGTAACAATCAATAAAACAAAAAATGTGGCGTTTTTGGCGTTTTTTCATTAGGCGTTATTAGGCTAAATATACTAACAAAAAAAACGCCAAAAATACATTAGAAAAAGATAATAAACGGACCAACACATTAGCATTATATGACCAGTGAAGTCGTGAAAAAACTATTTACTCATGAGGACCCATATTTTATTCACAAAGGTCTTGGATTTCTTTGTTTGGCAAATTATGTGGCGCAGTTTTATATGTATTTTGCGCACGGAACTTATTATCTGAACGTATACACAGTTGCTCCGCACATTTTACTCCAAGGATCCGCATTTATTTTCAAAGTATTGGCAAAGCGTCCAACAGAATCAACGTTGAACATGTTTATTTGGGAAGAGCTAAGAATCCATTCATTGTTGTTCGCATGGAGGGCTTGTTTCGCAATCTTGTTTCCAAGTTGGGCTCCTGTTATATGCCTCTTGACAATTATTTCAGCTGATGTTGCAACTCATTATCGCGGTAATTCTGAAGTGTCAACCGTGCGAGGTCAGCATAGCAAGGTTGGTAAGCGAAGCATAGTAAAAGAAATTACAGGAGCATTTTTCAGCATTAGTCAAATGGGTGCGACGTATATTTGTTTGCTGGGTGATTCGCCAATTCTAATTTTTTCAACGCTTCCACCCATTCAGACTTCGGCATTTGGTATGACATTAATAAGAAAAAATCTGATAAACAAAACTATTTGGAGCGTTGTTTATAGCGCAGAACTATTAATGACATATTATATATGGTATAGAGAGTATAAAGATTTTAGTATTTTTTATATTCCATCCCTTTTATATCTTCTTAGAAGGTGTGGGTTTTCAAAATATTTAATTTGGCCTTCTTTCTATTTAATCATTTATATTATTTTCTTATTTGATTCTATTTAAATAAATAATTTATGCGTTAAATATATAAGAATGAATTTTATTCCAAATATGGAAATGGTGCAGTTTAAAAACAAACTTAGCAAGGGTGCATATAAAGTTAAATACTCAGAACCGGATGGAACTACAGTTGAATTTCCTTTAGGATATTTAATGTTCTCTGGGTTATCAGAAAAATGCGCAATGTTTTCAGACGCATCTGCCACGGCTTATCTTGTTTGCATAAGACCACCTTTAGACGATTCTTCGGATGATAATGTTGTAACCGTTAAGAATTTTTTGACCAAAGAAATTGTTCTCAATGAGAAACCAAACCCAGTTATAATTGAAGACTCAACTGGCGGAAAAAGACGCAAAAAACGTAGCTCAAAGAAGACCAGAAAAACAATGAAGCGTAAGGGAAGAAAAATGACTCGCCGTCATAGAAAGCGTTAAGCGTCGGATTTTCCAATATAAACATTAACAATCTTCTCTTTCCATTCTTCATCTGCTGTTGGAATATACATGTGCATAATTTGTTCCAATTTTATCCAATTATAAGCTAGGACTAAAGAATTGTGATCTTTATAAAAAAAATCCTTTTTAATCAAATTGTCAAGTGCAATATAAAATTCTGATTGATCTTCAGGAATCATTTGTATAATAATTAGAGCAACTAATAGAGCACTTCTAGGGGGCTTTTCAACTTCTGTTTGTTCTATCATGATATGTATTAAATATATATGTCATGATACGTTTAAACCATTATTATTATTTGTAATTTTTATTAAATGTTTTGAAACTTCTTAAAGTCCTTCCAAGAGACTTTCATTCCATCGTTTTTTTGAGGTGCCTCTTCACTCTTGTGTTGCTCTTCTAATTTTCCGGCCTTCTTAAGCGCACTATCCACGTAAAGCTCTTTTAAAAGCTGTCCGACAAAATAAGAACCTTCGTGCTGGTCAATGTCACCATTCTCTATTCTCTGTAATACATTCAAAAACTTATTCAAAATCTTCAAGTCAATCTCGTCTTTTCTTATTTTATTGTAAATGTCAGTATAATAAGTAAACAAGAAAGAACATTCTTCCATGCCAAGCTGATGAACCTTTTCCTCATCATTCTTATTTTTAGCCTTTAACATAATAAGATTATTAATATCTTCTTGCAATAAATGACTGTGCTTTAGCTCGCGTATTAATTCCGTTTGGTCTTCCACATTGTTGGCTTTAACCATTTCTTGTAAATGAAGTCTAGCGTTGGCGTCCATATATACAAAATATTATAGATTTTTTAAACCTAAATTTACGCAATAATTATTATATCAATATAATTTATATGTCAGATTCTAAAATTGTAAACCCACAAGTATCTCCACAAGTATCTGGATTAAACGGAACAAGTGCCAGAGATTCTGCGTTTCAAACTAATCACCAGCGCAGTAATTTACTTGCTTCATTAGGAGCCAATAAAGGAGGAAATAGAAGACGTGGAAAATGTGGAGGAAACGGCAAAATTCTAGTTCCAACTACAGGATATCCTGGAATGAATGACCCATCAAAAGGAACATCTCAAGGCGTCGTTCCACAAACATCCGGCGTCGTTGCAACCGGTTCCAAGACAAACATGGATGCAACTTATGATGATAAAGTCGTTTTGGTTACTGCCCCAAAAGGTACCATCACTAAGGTTGGTGGATCTAGAAGAACCAAAAGACGAGGAGGTTTTGTTTGGCCTTGCATGAGCGGTGGAAAAACAAGAAAGACAAGAAAGTCTAGAAAATCCAAGAAATCAAAAAAGTCAAAGAAAGCTAAAAAAAGCAGAAGACATTAAAATTGGGTTAATTTAGAATACATAATTATAAGAATTATATATTAATAATATAAGTTATGCCAAAAGGAGTAGACTGGATAAATTTTATATATGTCAATTTAGGTTTTGTTGCACAAATATTCGTCATGTATTATTTCAGTGCAGTTGCCGAAATAAAGAATAATTGGCCAAAATACAGATGTAATCCAATGTTTATGCCACTATCCGACAATATAGAAAAAGATTTTACTTATTGTGTCCAGAGCATGCAAACCAATTTTATGGGATATTTATTGCAACCAATCAATTATATTATTAGTTCATTATCTTCAATGGGTGGAGAATTTACTGGTTCATTGAATTATGTAAGAACAATGATAAGCAGTCTGAGATCCATGATTACTTCTATTATTCAAAATGTTTTTGGAGTGTTTTTGAATTTAATTATTGAATTCCAAAAGATTACTATTGGCATTAAGGATTTAGTAGGAAAAATTATAGGCATAATGGTTACAATCATGTATTTAATAGATGGAAGTATTAAAACAATGCAAAGCACTTGGAATGGTCCTCCAGGTCAAATGGTGAGAGCATTGGGAGGAAATTGCTTTCATCCGGAAACAAAAATTAAATTAAAGAATGGAACAATTGTTGCCATGAAAGATTTGAATTTAGGAGATATATTAGAAAATGGTAGCAGAGTGGACGCTTTAATGAAAATAGATAACAAATTTGACGAGAAATATTATGTTATTCCCAATAAAGGAGTTGACGGAACGGACATTTATGTTACAGGAACGCATATGATTTTTAGTGAATCTGAAAATAAATATATTGAGGTCAAGGTCCACCCAGATGCAGTAGAAACCACGGTTAAGGATAACTGGTTTAGCTCATTAATAACAGATGACCACAAAATAAAGATAGGGGAACATCTTTTCTGGGATTGGGAGGACGACATTTTAAAAATGTAAAAATGCCTCAAGCAAAAAGCGATAACGCAAAATACGAAATATGAAATTGAATATTATCCGCTTACTATATATGGATAATATTCAACAAAGCGCAAAAACAATAAAAAAAATGTATGAAAAATTGTCATATTTTGACCAGTATGGTGGGTCGGTATTTCTTTTCATTATACTATTAGTCATTCTATTTGTAGTAGTTTCATACGTAACAGTTATGCGAAACATTCAACCTATTAAGGATGATTGGGTGAATCAACGATGCAAACCACAAGTAATGCCTTTTGCTGGCATAATAAACAAGCCTGCCAATATGTCCGTTATTGATTTTACTGGACAAAACTTTACGAATTGTATGCAAAATATATTAATTGGAATTACTGGCAATGCAGTCCAACCAATCACATATATGACGCTTGCTATTAGAGAAGTTTTTGAAGCTATTGCAAAAGTAATTCAATATATTCGTGCTATATTGACATCTATCAGGTCAAATATGACAAAAATAGCTCAAGACATTTTGGGTAGAGTTGCGAATATTATGATCCCAATTCAGCAGATATTAATATCTTTTAAAGACGCGATGAACAAAGTAAAAGGGGTTCTTACAGCAGGGTTATATACTGCTCTAGGTTCATATTATGCGTTGAAGGCAATGTTAGGTGCAATTGTGCAAATGATTGTCATTATTTTAATTATCCTTGTCGCGTTAATTATTGCAATGTGGATTATACCATTTACTTGGCCAGTGGCAGCAACAATGACAGCCGTTTTTATTTCAATTTCAATCCCATTGGCAATTATAGTTGGTTTTATGGTGGACGTATTGCACGTTCAAGCTGATTTTTCAATTCCAAGCGTTCCATCTAAACCAAATGTGTGCTTTGACAAAGATACTATTTTTAAAATGGCTGATGGAACTCGCAAAAAGATAGTGGATATTGAAGTTGGCGACATTTTAAAAAATAATGTAAGAGTGAATGCAAAAATGAAACTGGACGCAAAAGGACAAACAATGTATAATCTAAATGGAACAATTGTTTCTTCGCAACATCAAGTAAAATACAACGACAAATGGATTCCAGTTTGCGAACATCCTGAGAGAAAAGAAGTAGCTTGGTATTCGGAACCATTTTTGTATTGCTTGAACACAAGCACAAAAGAAATAGAAAATAATGGAAATATATACTTGGACTGGGATGAATTGGATAAAGATTTGATCAATGAAATGCTTAATTACGTTTCAAATCTACAAAATTTAGAAGAAATTCATGAGAGATTTGATGGAGGGTTTTCATCTTCAACACAAATAAAAAAAATGGATGGAACGGTTGTAAATATAAAGGACGTTGAAGCTGGGGACATTTTAGATAAAAATATAAAAGTTCTTGGTGTGGTAGAGATAGATAATAGTGACCTCCAACATTCATATGTATATAATTTAGGAAATGGATGCGTTTTTGAAGGAGGATATAACTTGCACATATGCGACAAAATTTTAGACGAAAAGTTTTATAAAAATAGGGCGACAATTAAAAAGACGGAAAATAAATTATATCATTTAATAACCGACAAAAATATATTTTATGTGAATGACATTAAATTTTACCATTATGATTCAAACGTGGAGTTACTTTTAGACAAGTATCGTGGAAAATTATTATCTATGAAATATGTATAATATGGAAATTGTTTGTTTAAAAAACATGGAACTAACAATATTTGGATACAAATTTAGAATTGAAATTCTCATTTTAATTGTCATCGCGTATTGGATTTTATGGGGACATGTTCTTTGCTCATGCTCCAATGTTAATTTGATGGAGAGTATCGGAAACAGATTTAATGATAAAATGAATAAAAATATATTAAATTATGAAACTAATAAACACGTTATTCCTATGATCGGAACTGGCAAGGAAGGCTTCGTTGGCGCCAACACAAATTATGGCGAGTCATCTAAGTTCAGCCTTACAAACGATAAGCCAGTTAACACATCTTCATGGTTTACCCAAAACCTTACTTACACAAAGGGAACCACTGGTGGAAAAGGCGTGCAAAACATTTTGAACAGACCCAAGCAACCCATCCCCTTGCCTGAGGGTGAACTCTCAATGTTTGCAAACACCCCTTTCAAGCCTGAGTGCTGCCCCAATGCTTTCAGTAACTCAACTGGTTGCGCTTGCATGACTGTTGACCAATACAACTATTTAATTGACCGCGGAGGAAACAATGTTCCTTACTCTGAATATTAAACAGAGTTATAATAAGCCAATCGTTTCTGTCGCAACAATTCTTTTTCATCCTGTTCTTTTGCACTTGATTCTATTACAATATTTTCTTGTTTAAAATCTATAAATTTTAACCATGAAAAATGATCTATTTTACGAAATGTTCCCAAGCAAATTGACCAATCTTTTTCTGTTTTTTTTCCAATATGTCTGCAACCATTAGTGTTTGTCATAGTAATATGCTTTAACCACGGCCCAGTTTTGACAACAATTGCGTAAAAAGTGGACAAAGACTTCCACGGAATGGTTTGAATCTTTTCCTGCGGCTTTCTATATTTGCATTGTATTGCATAATAATCGTCTCCTTTTTTTGAAAGCAAATCAATTCCATAATCATTCTTGGTTAAATCAAACTTATTTTTTAATTCCATGGGGAAATCCTTGTAAAACCAAACTTGGTCATGCTTTAAAACGTGTTCAATATATAAAAAACAAAAAGCTTCAAACAAATCACCCTTCTTTTTTTTATTATTTGCTTTTTCTTTTAGTTCAATCATATTGTGCGCAATGCCGCCTTCTATATAGTTTTCAAATTCTTGCATTAAACAATCAAACTTATTCTTATCCTGAATATTTATGATTTTAGATACTAATTCTTTTGCAGTTTGTAGCGCCTTCTCGCTCATTGTATAATATAATATGGCAATAATTGTTTAAACCTAATTGCTAGGAAATGTAGACCAACACTTGCTGCAATAACAAACGCGCTGAGAGCGTTCAACGTCAACGTCAATGTAATCTTCAACATATTCGTGTCTGCATTCGCCCTTAACTTTGATATCAATATTTTTGATCAAGTCCTCAATTTGTCCGAGTATTTCTTTATAATTTGGATCCAATAAAAAATTTTTAGAACTAATTAATGTATGACGCAATAGAACAAGCGAATCAATAGAATTTGAGTGCATTACGATTAGTATAATTGTAATGAACTGTTTATATGGGTTACAATAAATACATATTTTGCTAAGTCAGAAGGAGGGGAACCATTGGTTCCCTACTTAGACATACATTCCGCGAATAGCCATATCATCATTGCGCTCCCTTTTGATAAGTTTATCCACAACATCTTTTGTCACAGTGAAAGGGAATTCTACCTTGAGAGCCATTTCACCCTCAAACAAGTTGGAACCAGGGCGCATAAGTCTATACAAGTTGAGTTTCGTGTAAATGATTTCCAAACAACGCTTCAAATTACGAACGCCGTCCTCCTTGTCGCAATCAGTATCAATAATGTGATGCAACGCCTCCTCAGGAATAATAATGTCTTCTGTGGAAAACTTTACCTGCTCGCGAATCTTGGGAAGCAAATAACTGTTGGAGATAACCGTCTTCTGCTTCTTGTCGTAACCCTTGGTCATAATTCTATACATACGATCGCGCAAGATGGGGTTCACCTTGCTTTCGTCGTTGTAACTGAAGATGAACAAGCACTTGCTCAAATCAAAATCAATCTCCGCGAAATACTTGTCGTGGAACTGGCTGTTCTGAGAAGTGTCCGTCAAGTGCGTCAAGATGCCGGCGATTTCCTCTCCCTTCGGTGTGTCGCTAATCTTGTCCAACTCATCAAAGTAAATCACAGGATTCATGCACTTGCTGTCAATGAGAATCTGAACAATCTTGCCCCAAACACTGCCTTCATAGGTGTAGGAGTGTCCCTCCAAGAAACTGCTGTCAGTTGCGCCTCCTAGAGCAATGAATGCGAAAGGTCGGTTCAAAATCTTGCTAATGCCCTCCTTGACAAGCGTGGTCTTGCCAGTTCCCATGGGACCCTTGATAGCAATTGCCGTTCCAAGAGCCGAAGGGTTGGTAACAAGTTGGCCAAGCATTTGCATAATTTGCATTTTGGCGTCATTTAGACCATAAACCGCGTCGTCAAGCGTTTGCTGAGCATTTGCCATGAACTCGTGACAAGCCTCAACTCCATCGGAAATGTTGATTGGCAGCTTTTCGTAGTTGTTGAATGGAATGCGCATAAACGTGTCAACCCAGTTCTTGATCTTGTAATATTCACCGCTTCCAGGCTCCATATATTTCAAAGAATTGATCTTCTTCATTGCAGAAGCCTTGAATGTTGCAGGAATATTTGCTTCAAGAAGCGACATTTTGTAAGGAACTTCAACGCGAGTAATCTTGTTGATTTCGCGGACCTCCTTGATAATTTTAATCTGCTCGCCTTGAGTGAGAGTTTCAAAGAACTTGAAATCGTTCATGGTGTTCTTATCGCGAACAATTCGCTTGAAAATGCGACCATTCTTTGCCTTTTGTTTCTTCGCCTTCTTCTCGGCCTTCTTATTTTTCTCCTTGATTCTGTCTTCGCATGCCTGGATGCTTTCTTCAATTGTTACGTTTTTATTTTTCTCATAAAGTTCCTTCAATTGCTTGAGAGTCTCTTCGTCATTGTCACCGGTTGTCTTTGTGGACTCATCAATAACGAGTTCAACTCTGGAAGATCTTTGCTTGCGCTTAGAAACAATCTTCACATTTTCCTCTTCATCATCATCTTCCTCATCTTCCTCATCTTCCTCATCATCACTGTCTTCGTCGCTTGACACGCTCTCGTCCTCATTCTCAGTGATATCGTCTTCATCACAATCCTCCCACTCCTCATCATCGTCCTCTTCCCACTCATCCTCATCGCCTGACTTTTGACCAATGGTAAAGATAATGTTGAACTTTCCGGCGCGGTCATCATCATGATCCTCGTCATCTTCCTCATCCTCTTCGTCGTCCTCCTCTTCTTCATCAGAAGATTCCTCCTTAACAACCTTCTTTGGCTTCTTGGTCTTGGAAGATTTCTTTGTCTTTGAAGGCTTCTTGGACGATTTCTTGGATTTCTTTACAGGCTCAGAGTCTTCATCGTCTTCGTCCATGTCCTCTTCCTCGGCATCTTCTGCGTCGCGCATAGATTTCAAGAATTTCTTAACATTTTCTCCGGCCTTTACTTTTTTATCCATGTGCTTGGAAGGAAACATCTTCTTGAGAAATTTGCGGTATTCTTGCATATCCATTTCACCGTCCTCGTCATCGCTGGTGATATAATCTCCAGCGTCGTCATCGTCGGACTGTTCATTAGACTTTCTCTTCTTCGCAAGCTCTTCCTGCTTTTTATTTTTTTTGGAAATATCCTTCTTACTAGTCTTACTTTGAGTATCGCGCACCATTTCTGTATAATGTAATTATTATTTACTTTTTTAAATCAAAATCAATTTTTTATTTTTTAATCAAAAATCAAAAATCAAAAATCAAAAATGCAATATTATTGAGTGGTAACCCATAATATATAAGCCAAGTATAAGCCAAAAAAGTTTTTGGCAAACAAATCTAAAATATTATAAAAAATATTTTTCCAATGATATGGCATTAATGCGGCAATTCCATAGATAGACCATATAAAAGAAAAATATATAAACAAAGTTGTTCCTAATTTAGAGTATTTTGCATAACTATCGTAGATAATATAAAATAACATAAAAAATGGAATAAATCCAAGAAAAACCGCAATATATTTATTTAAAATATTGTTCTCATTAAGCAATCCAAATGTCAACATAATTGCGTTTAAGATTAGTATGCTTAGAAGAGTTTTTGAATTTTTTTGAATAGTTGTAAAAAACCCATCATTTTCTTCAATATTGTTTTCAACATTGCCGTCTTTATCGTGAGATTTATTTGTGGTTTCTTCTTGTTTTTTCAAGTAAATTAGATATATAGAAAAAGTAATTAACATTGTAGGCGTTGTAATATACCAGTCGTAATATCTATAAGGAGTTATGTTTTCAACTGAATTAAATGAATTAGCTAACCAAACGTAGAAAGAGCCTTCCACAATTTGAACGATAAATTCCAACCAAAGCAATTGTTTTAAAATAAAATATGGATTTGGAATATTTAACGTCAAAACATACAAATCTATAATTGCTGTTATTGCTTGAATAATGAGAGATGCATTTGCGCTGTGTTTTATTGAGTTAGTGTGTTTGTTCTGCATAATGTTTGCTGTATAATAAACAACTATATTATTTATAAAATGGCTAAGTATTATAATTGCAAATATAAAATTATCGGTGAACTGCAAAATTCAACAACAACAATGAACTTTTAAATTGTTCTAATAAAATAAAATTGATTATAAACAATCTAAATATTATTTTGTTAATATAAGGAAGATGTCTAAGAGTTCAAAACCCACCAATATTAATCCCTCCAAAATTATTGGAATCCAATTTAGTATTTTGTCGCCAGATGAAATCAGAAAGGGTTCAGTTGCTGAGATTACTAGCAGGGATACGTATATTAATAACAAACCAATTATTGGAGGTCTGTTTGACCCACGAATGGGTGTTTTGGAACCAGGATTGATCTGCCCAACGGACGGTCTTGACTACATGCAAACCCCTGGATATTTTGGACACATTGAGTTGGCTAAGCCGGTCTTTTACATTCAGTATTTAAGCACAATTTTGAAGGTTCTCCGTTGTTGTTGCTTTAAGTGTAGCAAACTCTTGGTTAGTAAGGAAAAGTATAAGCAAGCACTCAAGCTTACCGGAGACGCTAGATGGAAGTATGTGTTTTCACTAGCTAGCAAAATCAAACGATGCGGCGAAGACACTGATGATGGATGCGGTTGCGTGCAGCCAAATAAAATTAGAAAGGAAGGTCTTGCCACCATCTATGCTGAATGGAAAAATGACGCGGCTGCATCATCCGAGCAGAACCAAAACATTGTGATTAAGCTTACTCCTGAGATTGTTCTCAAGATATTTAAGAGACTTTCGGATGAGGATGTGTCTTTTATGGGATTTAGTCCTATTTGGTCTAGACCTGACTGGATGGTTTGCCAAGTAATGGCCGTTCCTCCTCCTGCAGTTCGCCCATCTGTTAAGCACGACGCTCAACAGCGTTCAGAGGATGATTTGAGTCATATCTTGGTTAACATTATCAAGACTAATAAGACTCTGCAAGAAAAGATTCAAAACAATGCAGCAGCTAACGTAATTGACGATTGGTCAACCGTTTTGCAATACTATGTTGCCACTCAAGTTGATAACAAGATTCCTGGTGTTGCATCTGTTGCTCAGCGTTCCGGTCGTCCTCTCAAATCCATCAAGGATCGCTTGAACGGAAAGGGTGGACGCATGAGAGGAAACCTTATGGCCAAGCGCGTGGACTTTAGCGCTCGTTCAGTTATTACAGCCGACCCCAATATTTCCATCCGCCAATTAGGTATTCCTATGAAGATCGCCAAGAACATTACTAAGCCTGTAGTTGTCAACGACGTTAATCGCGCGTTTTTGACCAAGCTCGTTCAAAATGGTCCGGACATCTGGCCTGGTGCAAAGATTCTTGAGAAGAAAAATGGTGATTCAATCACTTTGCGATATGTGGATAAGAAATCCATTGTTTTGGAAAATGGAGACACGGTTCATCGCCACATGATGGATGGTGATCCAATTCTCTTTAACCGTCAACCAACCCTTCACAGAATGAGCATGATGTGTCACATTGCAAAGGTAATGAGAATTGGTGATACGTTCCGCATGAATGTTGCTGACACCAAGCCTTACAATGCTGATTTTGATGGTGATGAGATGAATCTTCACATGCCTCAAGACACCGAGTCTGACTCCGAGTTGATGAATTTGGCCGCGGTGCCATATCAAATTATTAGTCCTGCAAACAATTCGTCCATCATTGGAATTTTCCAAGATTCGTTGCTAGGATGTTATCGTTTTACAAGAGAAAATATTCGTTTTACTCCTCGCGAGGCAATGAATTTGCTTATGATGTTTCCACGCGTTAACGAATCTTTGTTTACAAGCAAGGCAGAGGGAGATTTGATAAGCAACTTTGAGATCATGTCACAGATTCTTCCTCCCATTTCGTTGAAGTATAAGACTAAGTTGTTTAATGACAGCGAAAAACCTGGCGAGTCAAACAATGTTTTGGAGATTGTCAATGGAACATATGTTCGCGGTCAAATGGAGAAGAGCGTCCTAGGTGCAGGAACCAAGGGTCTTATTCATCGTGTATGCAACGATTATGGTAACATGGCTTCAGCCAATTTCATTGATGATTTGCAAAACATCATTACCGAGTATTTGAAGACCAGCTCTTTCAGTGTCGGCATTAGTGATTTGCTTTCGGATGAGAAAACTAACAAGGAAATTATTGCAGTCATTGATAAGAAGAAGAATGATGTGAAAAATCTTATTGATCAAACTCAGATTGGCGTTTTTGAGAACAATACCGGAAAGACAAACGAAGAGGAGTTTGAAACACAAGTCAACAATATTCTTAATCAAGCCACTTCTGAGTCAGGCAAGATTGGTCTTAAGAGCTTGGACAAGGACAATCGTTTTGTTACCATGGTTAATGCTGGCTCAAAGGGAAGTGATTTGAATATTTCATTTATGATTTCCTGCTTGGGACAACAGAACGTGGACGGAAAGCGCATTCCTTATGGGTTTGATCACAGAACGTTGCCCCACTTTACCAAGTTTGACGACACCCCAAGCGCTCGTGGCTTTGTGGAAAGTTCTTACACAAATGGTCTTTCCCCTCAGGAACTCTTCTTCCACGCTATGGGTGGTCGTGTTGGTCTTATTGATACTGCAGTTAAGACATCAACCACTGGTTACATTCAACGTCGGTTGATTAAGGGCATGGAAGACTTGATGGTATCTTATGATATGACTGTGCGAACAAATAAAGGCAAGCTGGTAGAGTTTTCATACGGTGACGACGGCATAGATCCAATCAAGGTGGAGAATCAACCCATGCCACTAGTTTCCATGAGTGTTCAAGAGATTTATGCTCATTTCAACATTCCAAATGAAACCGGTAGCATGAAAATGTTGTCACAGTTCTTCTTGAAGAACGCAATGACTCGTTTTAAGAAACAGCTCCAAGAAACTCAAGAAAAATTCAAGAAGTATACTGATATGATGATTGAAAATCGCGATGCAATTATTAAGAATGTGTTTAAAAATAAGGGTGACAGCGTTGTCAATTGCCCAGTTGCATTTGCTTATATTGTGAACAATATTATTGGTCAGCAAAACATTAATGGGAACTCCATCGTTGATATTACTCCCTTGGAAGCATTTCAAATGATTGAGGAGAATTACGAGAACTTGAAAAAGATTCGTTGCGCTCCTCCCACCGAGTTGTTCAAGACCTTGTATTTCTTCAACTTGTCACCTAAAGATTTGTTGATCGTGAAGCGTTTTAACAGAGCATCATTGACACTGCTTTTGGAGACAATTGCCTTGATGTATAAGCGCGCCATTGTTGCTCCAGGTGAGATGGTAGGTATGATTGCCGCCCAAAGTATTGGTGAGCCTACTACGCAAATGACTCTCAACACTTTCCATTTTGCTGGTGTGGCGTCCAAGTCAAACGTTACTCGTGGTGTGCCAAGAATTGAGGAAATCTTGTCTTTGTCTGCTGAACCCAAGAATCCTTCGCTCACTGTGTTTTTGAAGCCGGAGGACGAGAAGGACCGTGAGAAGGCGCAGAGCATTATGTATATGTTGGAGCACACTAAGCTTCAAGAGTTGGTAAGCTCTATTGAGATTTGTTTTGACCCAGATGATTTGAATACATTGATTGATGGCGACGAGTCAACTATGCAACAATATCGTGCATTTGAAAATATGGTTGACGAGTGCATTGAGACTTCCATTTCTGACGCCACAAACGAGAAATCAAAGTGGATTATCAGAATGGAGATGAATCCTGAGATTATGTTGGAAAAGAATCTTACCATGGATGATGTCAACTTTGTTCTCAAGAACAGTTATGGAGATGATATTTCGTGCGTGTATTCTGATTATAATGCGGACAAGCTTGTGTTCAGAATTCGCATGAATAATATTTTGAAGCAAGGCGCTGGAAAGAGTGCTGCCAAGAAGGCCAAGGTGAACCCTCTAGATCAATCTGATCAAATTTACTTGTTGAAGAATTTCCAAGAGCAGCTTTTGCAAAATATTGTTATTCGTGGAATCAAGAACATCAACAAGGTGATTCTCCGAAAAATCAAGGACAATGTTGTGGAGACGCTTGGAGCTTACAAAAAGCAGGATATCTGGGTTCTTGATACAATTGGAACTAATATGTTGGACATTCTAGCGCTTGACTACATTGATTCCAAGAGAACATTTAGTAACAATATTATTGAGGTGTTTGAGGTATTTGGCATTGAGGCCGCTAGACAGACAATTTACAACGAGTTGGCAGAAGTGATTGAGTTTGACGGCACATACATCAATTACCATCACTTGTGCATGCTGTGCGACAGAATGACATTTACTAATAAATTGATTTCCATCTTCAGACACGGAATTAACAATGATAATATTGGCCCAATCGCCAAGGCATCTTTTGAGGAGACTCCTGAGATGTTCTTGAAGGCTGCTAGACACGCTGAATTGGATACCATGCGTGGTGTTTCTGCAAACGTTATGTGTGGTCAAGAAGGTATGTATGGAACAAATGCATTCCAGGTGGTTCTAGATTTGGAAGAGATGAAGAAGCTGGAAGAGACTACCGTTTATGAAAAGGCCGCAGATGCAGAGACAATTGAGAAATTGATGGGTGGTCTAGAGGATCCTGATGACGCGTGCAGTAACAATAAGTTGGTTATTCAGAACAATGTGTCAAGCATCAAGACGAGTGATTTGGGTGACGACAATGACTATAACCCTGGATTCTAAAAAAAATAAAACATAAAACTAACAAGCAAAATAATATGCATTTAATATTTACAAAAATTAAATATTAAATAAATGCCAATAATTTTATATAAGGCAAGTTGCATGAACGCTTTTCGTGTAATTATTCAAAAATTTTTTAATCAGGATAGAATTTTCATGCTTGACAAGAATAATCAATACGAGTTTTGTGAATACATTTATTCAAATAATTACCGAAAAAATCCAATTAATAATCTTTTTTATTATTATTTTTGCAATGCAAATACCGATGAATGCGATTTTGATATGCGCGATAATATAAGTAAAAAATTTAATTGCTTGAACGTTGTTATTACAAACATGTTTTTATTAGAGCAGCAAATAAATGAGTTTTTGGAAACGTTTTCAAAGATCCAGAGAGTGTATTATGGTTTTGTAAAATTAGCACAACTGTATAAATTTAAAAAGTCCACACTGCAAGTAACCAGAGATTTATGCATGAATGATTTGAACCCAAAAAGCTCAAATGTATTTGTGTTATATCAAAATAACTCAACCTACTATTTTTCTATAAAGGACTTGATAAATATGTTAAATTGCAATTTATCTAATTGCATAGATTTTGCTCCGGAGCCAATAATTACAAAAAACCCTTATAACAATCTAATGTTAAGCGATACAGATTTATATAATATTTATTTTTTCATGAGATGGAATAATCGCGTTATTCCGGAATTGTTTCAGGGTTATTTTATGTCTAATTTCAATATGAAAAATTTTCGTTATAACTACGAGTTTAACATTATTAATATTTGTATTAAAAACTATATTTATAATTCTCATCACGACACATTATATCCAATATTTGAAGAGATGTTTTCAGAGTGCAGACATATTACAAAAAAACTAAATATTGACGAAGAATTTCCAAAGGACAGATTGATGAATATAATGAAACCTTATTTGCACTTGTATTATAGTTGGATTCACGCAACAAATGGAACATATAAACAATGCAACGCAGAATATATGTTAAAAAGAAAACTTAGATTATTTGTTAATTTCAACAAACAGTTTGGAAGAAAGATGTATACTATTAAAAAAGAAATGTTTAATAAGAGAAAAATTGAGCATCGTTTTAATGATACCCACATGAATTTTTATAAAGAATACAATCCTAGCATTTTAAATAAAACTTCTCCAGTTCGTCTTGAAAGACGAATTTATGTATACGAAGATGATGATGAGTTAGAAGGAGAAAATATAGTTTATATTGGAAGAAATCCACACATTTTTTATAGTTATCAGAATGAACACGATCAACGTTTGCGTTCTCCGTCTGTTGAAACTCCTGTATTAGAATCTGATGATGAAGGTAGTAATAGTGATGATGTGCCAGATTTACTTTACAACTTTGATTCAAATATTAATGGCAATGTTGAGTATGACGAAGAAGATGATGAAGATGACGACAGTTCTATTTCATAAAACATTATTGAATTTATAATAAAATAATGTTTTATTCCTCTACAGCAAATTTAATATTTTTTTTGCTTCTTTGTTTTGGTTTTGCTACAACAACGGTGGTTCTTTGTTTTTTAGTTTGAGCAACTGTTGGAAAAATAGGAGCTGGTTCAACCACTGGTTCATCTTGTTGAAGCACCAGTTTAACTGCAGGTTTTTTAACAGCTTTTTTAGGCAATGCTTTTTTAGTAAATGATTGCAAAAACCCCTCAATTGTTGTAACATTTTCAACAGCTTCATTTACTTCTCTCAAAGTTTCTCCGCTTTTAATGGAGTTTAATGGGTGAAACACTATGTGTTCTGGGACCGATAGAATTAGACTATACTTTGGAATAATTTCGGCTCTCATTGCTGGACTAAAAATGAATGCAAATTTGTTGCTACGATCTCCATAAAGCGCTAGAACATTTTTCTCTTTCTTCGTTAAAATGATAGCCTTGGTTGAAATAATAATAGAAGGAATCTTATATTTGCTCATCATCATCCAAACATCCAAGTTTGTAATATAATAATCCTCTGAGTAAATAAAGTGTTGAAATGACAACGTTTTTTGTTTAACGCGTAAACCTTGAGTCTTTTTTCCTTCTAAAATCAAGATGTCTATAATTTGATCTCCATATGCACTCAAATATTTATTGTATTCTTCCAATAGTTCGGCTTTAAGTTCATTTAACTTTAATTTATTTTTTGTGAATTCAAGTATAATATCAATAAGCAAATAAAACCCACAGTTTGCATCTTCATAATACATTTCTTTAAAGTCGGAAGGAAAACTATCCTTCCAAATTTTTGATGATATGTGTGTTTCTACTGGAAAACAATTTTTACGCTCAACTTCTACCTCTAATTTTGGCGTTTCATTAATAACAACTGTATTGTCGTATACCTGCGACTGTTTTGGTTCTGCTGTGTCATATGTGTTATAAGTTGCATATTTATTCTTCACTTCAGGAACCAAACCATCAAAATAATCCTTTGTCAAAAGTGACTGAATAACAATAATCTCGTTCTCTCGTAGATTGTATCCAATAGACCCAAATGAGAGATAAGTCTGTGGTTGAAATATGAATGATTTTATTCTGCTATATCTTATTAATTCATCTGCCATTTTACCGAAATAAAGGGTTTCGTTGTCATATTTGCTTGATAGTAAATTATTTCTAGGTATAATTATTTTGCATTTATTATTGCTTGCAACAGCGCAGACAGGTCGTTTTGCTTCACACTTGTCCTTTGGAAGAACAATGCAAGATGACACCGAATTTATCAAACTATAGTCATAACTATCGTCAAAAACAACAGTGTTTGTATCATTCACTAACCGTTTCAAGAGAGAAACTACCTCGTGCAGCTTGGCAGAATAAACTATATATGGTTTATTTAAAACAGACTCAACATTTTCTCTCATCTTGATGTTCTCATAATCGTTTAATAAGATTCTAATAGTGTTTCTGAACACATTGTAAAAGTTTGTTTCCAGTTTTATTTTTTTAATATACGCAACTCTCTCTGAATCATTTTCTTCGGAAGTGGCAATTGCATAATCGCTTGAAATTAATGGAGCTTTTTCAGCACTTACAACATAATTATTGTCGTCCATTGTTGGTATGGAGTCTTTTACGTTTGATAATGGCATTGGCTCAGACAATTGGATGAATTGATTTGTTTCTGTTAATATCCCCACAACATGTTCATCCTCAATAATTTTAAATTCTGGCTTAACTGGAACGGCACCTTTTGTGTCCTTATACACTGCATTTAAAAACATTAACGTTTTTTCGTAGTCTGAGTAAAGACTATCGTCATTCATAAAAACCATATTTGGATATGTTTGATCGGCTGAAGATGGGTAACAAGGAACATATCCAGAAACTCCGTTTTCTTTGCTAACGTAAAGACCAATAACTTTGCTTTGATAGTTTAATATTTGCTTTTCAATCTCATACTTTTTCTTGTGTAAAATTGCTATTAACTTTGATAATAAAATGGGAGATTTATATTTGTAAATATTTGGCATGCTTGGAAGTGGACCGCAGGTGTCATGTAATACTGGCTTAATAATTTTTTTAAATATAGCTCTAATGTTTGCCGGTAGAGTTAAACTTAACTCACTGAACGTTTTTACAACACTTGTTGATTTAACTTTGTTTTCATAAGAATAAATTGGTTCATATAAATTGTCCATCTTGACAATAAACAACGACTGCTTTGAAGGATTATAGAACTCGTTGGAGTAATGATTTGTTGGACATATTAACTCAATGTTGTTAGTTGTGTCATTATTCACGATGTCCATGATTATTAAATTAATGCCTTGTGAAAATAATGCTGGATTGGGTCTGCATATAATGTCCCATAAATATGTGTAATCTATAATTTGCGAGTCATCATTTAAGTATGCTATAAAATTTTCATACGATGCAACCACTCCTTTAAAATAATTTTCTTCAGAAGAAATCGCTTCTTGACTTGGTTTGAAAATTCTTTTATACAATGCAGAACCTTTGTATTTAGAAAGATCGGTAATGTGAGAGAAATCTTCAACCATAAAACTGGTAACATTGTTACCATTTTGATAAGTAATATAATCGTCAATATTAAATGAGTTTATTATGAGTTGTTTCATTTCTTTTACACTTGGTATTTTTGACGTTTCTCCATAGTATTTTGCGTCAGCAATGCAAGCTATAAATGATTGTTTTTCGCTGAATTCTGTTCCGTGTCTTAACAAACATTTGTGGTTTGGTTTAATATTTGTGTTCATTTTGCTAATTTGACACGCAGAACTTGCTTCTTGGAAAAAATTCTGAATACTGAGTTGCAAATAACCCCATCTGCCATTTTCTAGAGGGAATTTTTCAGGACCCTTTACATAATTATCCTTTTCAACTACCTTTTCAGGTGCACGAGGTTGTTCTGATACAGATTCAGTGCGAGGTTTCTCAGGTTCTTCTGCTTGAGGCTCTTCTTCTTTTTCTTTTTCTTTTTCTTTTTCTTTTTCTTTTTCTTCTTCTGCCTGCGCGCATTCTTTGCGTCTTCCAATCTGGCCAGGAGTATTCCATTTCGTAAAACAACAAGGAACACATAAACCATCTGGATGTTTTTCAGATTTTAAAAAGCCTGGATAATGTTTTTTATATTTCTCTCTTGAACCGTGTTCTGCTGCATCAAAAAATTCATAGACATAGTTTCCGTCATTCTTAATTTCATCTTGACCATCTTGAATGATTCCACCACAAGTAGGATGTTTCTTAACCATCTTTCCTGTTTTTGGGTCTAACACATCAACCATTTCTTTGGGGTCAATTGGTTTATTAGTTTTTAAACACCAATATCTTGGGCAAACGTAATAATATTTGTTATCTGGATTTGAACCATATTTTATTACATCTTCTGGTCTTAAAAAACTTTCATCCTGCACTATTTTATCTTGTTTTTCCTTTGGAAACGCCTCAAATTGTTCTTTTCCATATTTTTTAATAATTTTTTCATAATCTTCATCCTTCATTTCTTGCATTTCTTCTTCGGTTACTAGAACCGGTTGTTTTTTTGCGGATGATGAACAACTGCGAGAGTATCTGGAAAATTTACCTTTGTCCTCTTTTAAAAATAACGTTGGTTCTGTTTCATACATTTTTGTCGCAAATGGAGTTGGGTTTTTTAAACGCATGCCTACAATGTCTCTCACGTAATCTTCGTCACTATCTTCTTCTTTTTCTTTTTCTTTTTCTTTTTCTTCTAATTTTAATGTAGGCTTTACCACTTTCTTAGAAATTGGAACTGAAACAGGAACTGGAGGAACTGGAATAGGATCAGGACTGGGCGTTGAAGATGGAAGAGATTCGCCAAAAGTAGACAAAGAGCCGATTCCAGATTTTTTTGACACATCACTGCCGTCACTAGGCAAATCATTTGCAATTACAGCTCCTTGAGGAAAACTTGAACCACTACTAGATTGACCTCCTCTACTTGAATGTTCCTCTTCATCTTCCTCCTCTTCATCTCTGTCTCCATAAATTAAATCTAATGCATTGGCAAACTTGGGTTCTTTAAAATTTTCAACACCTTCTATGTATTCGGAGTAAGGTTCAAAATCCATATCTTCGCCCTCAATAATTGGCACTTCTTGATCAGGAAAAGCTTGCTCAGCTGGCGCAATAATCTCCTCCACTTGGAGTTCACCGTTTTCTTCCCCAGAACATAACGAGTTAATGGTTTTTGTTGGGACTAACGTGCTCTTTTTATCCTGCGTTAAACGAATAAACGAATCTAAATAAATAGGTATTGTATTCAGATAATAGATATCATTTATATTTTCAACGGTTATTGTTATAGTGCTTGTAATGCTATTTAAAGTGATATTTGTTTTAAATCCTGGGTTCATTTTAATTTCAATGTCAGATTTTCTCACACCTCTTTCAACTTGCACTTCACTAGCCAGCTTCTGTATTAATTGTCTTGCATCCGTTTCAGTCATTCTATAATTTTCAATAAGAGCCAACACTAATTCTTGTCCCTTTAAACCATCTTTATTGTTTGCCTGCTCAATAACAAACGCTTCTTGACTCGTAGTTTTATTAAAATTTGCCACACGCTTGAATCGCATATTAATTCCAGTTTTAGCTTTCAAATTTTTAGATTCTACAATAAATGCGCTTGTAATGCAACCCATAAAATCGCTCATTTTAATTGGTTTTGTAATTTCAATTGCGGTTTGATAATCTAATTGTTTCACGTCAACATTTTCATTGTATATGTTTGTATAAAGACTAATTGTATAACCGCTTTGCTCTAAAAAATCTTTGACCTCTTGTATAATTGGATTAGCGTTGATTTTGATAACAGTCTCTATTGCTTCAAGTGACATAATTTTTTCACAATCGCAAGTAATGCTAATTGTTCCATTGTCTTCAAAATCACAAGTTAAGAGAGAAACGCCTTCAACATTATCTATATATACACTCACAGACTTTGACTTGCCAATATCTCTCATCAATTTGAAAATATTAGACTTTGTGAGCATTGGAATCCTTCTACCATCCGTTGAAGTTTTATCTGTGAAAAGACGATAGATGTTTTCTTGTTTTGTTGATGGGTTAAATTTAATTAATGGGTTTCCATCCGTAGCATGAATAATTTTAAATATTACATCCAATGGAATCTTAACAATAAATTCTGGTTTAATAGAAAGTTTAATAAATTTGACGCCGTTGCTTTTATATTTGTATTTGGTTGTTTCAGTTCTATATTTATAAACGTCATAAAACATGTTAACGCTCTCAAAAGTATTTAGCGTTGATGGTTTAAGCAACAATTTATTTTTTTCAATGAGCTCATATTTTTGTTTCTCCAACTCTTCGTATGAGTGTATGTCATTCTTTGAGAGAAATGGATAGTATATATTGATTGTATTTTCTTCTGAAAGTCCAGAGTCTCTTGCTCTTAATAAAACGTCTTCTGCTAGACACAAATAAATATTATTGTTATTAATGTCTCCTGTGTTTAATAATAAATGACTATTTAAAGTTGACAAAGATTTTCTAGCGGCACGTTCAATAAATGGATCATATTCAGTTACATCAAATGGGTTGCAAATAAACAGATATTCATTGGAAACAATAAAAAACTTTTGACCAAGAACCTTTGTAATCAAAAAAGAATTTCCGTTTAAGTTCATATCCAAAATGTCATCATAATTATAGATTTGTTTGTCAGGGATGTTAAAGTTAACTGGCGCACCGTTAGCTTCCTTGTAAATATTCATAATAAATTGGTTCAAACGCACCTTTGTAAGCTCTAAACGATTGTTTTGAGTAAGAGTTTGATAAATGTTTGTTGAATTGAGCTTCTCTTCTTTCAAGCAAAATAGATATATTTGTTCTAATGAAAAAGCATTTGGAAATTCGTCCAAGATTTTTAGTTTTATTGTTCCAATTGAATCGTCAAAATGAATTTGTTGTTTTGAAAAACGGACTTCAATTGGTTTGGTTTTGTCTAAAATTTTTGAAAGCTCTTCATCGTTAAATATAGGTTGTCCTGAAACTTTGTCAACAAAAGCGGCATTTTTTGGGTCCTGCTTAAATAATTCGTTGGGTTTCTTAACATCTACATTGTTTCCAAAAAATACATATATAGTTTTAATAGTCTCCTTGTCAATTAGATGATTTACTTTATATATAGAATTGCGTTTTGTTGTCATTATATATACTCTTAGTATTATTTTATATATAAATTTTGCATTATTATCATTTTTGCAGGAGAATAGTTTCGCTTTATAATTAAAATACTAAATTAAATGTTTTAATTATATTATTGTTAGCGTCTCTGTCGTCTTGTTTTTTTATTGAGTTTGGATTTTTTATTCTTTTTTATTGTGTTGCGTTTTTTTCC